GGAAGTTTGCCAGTCACCTGGACGGCCTTCCCCTCAACGACAAGGTAGCCTGGTTCAAGCAGACGCTTCCGAACCTCGCCAGCAAAGCACTCATGACCATAAGAGTCGAAAGGGCTTCCATCGTACGAAAATTCAAGTTACCCGCAACCGAAACAGTTCAGCCTGGTCCAGCTCCTTAAGATTCATCTGGAACGATAACCTGGCTGCACCCTTCCCAGCGACGCACTCGACGTCGTTCCAATCTTTAGTATCCTTGGCGGCAAGGCTACCGCTTGGGTTCAACTTCGTGGGTAGACTGTACCAGATCTTCCCACTAAAATGGGGTTCCAGGATGAAGAAATTGTCAAATAGGGACTTCAGGCCAGCATCGTCGTTGTCAGGCGCCAAGATGACCTTCTGAGGCCCGAGAGCCTTTATCTTCTTAACTTGCAGGCCTGTATTGGAGAACGACGCCCCTCCTGTCGCGACTGCATTCTCTCCCAGGGACAGGGCATTGAAGATAGACTCGCAGACGATGATCTCCGTACAGGGCTCAACATCGTCAAATCCAAAAAGAAAATCTGCTTTGTTGGTATTGGGAGGGAAGTTGAAACTCTTGCTGAGGACGCTACGCGATTGCCAATAGACGAGCTCTCCATATTCGTAGTAGGGGAACACGATCTCCCCGACAGTGTACATCAGACTCTTCTGCTTCGCCAGCTCTTCTGAAACGCCCCGGGAGATCAAGTAATTCAGTGCAATCTGCCTAAACTTCCCGCCCTCCCCACTGGAGAGCGGAATGGCGCCAGGCGGCAATTGAATCTGTACCTGTTTTTCCGGCTTTTCCTCTGCGTCGGGCCGAAGGATAGTTCGGATGCTTGCTTCCTGGCCACATACTTCCCGGATCGCCTCATGATAAGATATACCGCGATACTTCGACACGAATTTGAGGAACGATCCGTCTGCACTGTGATGGCCGGGACGCCAATCGTGACAAACGCCCTTCTTGGTATTGATTCCAAGGTGCACCCCGCTGTCGTGGTCTATAGGATTTCCTAAATCTAATTCCTCACCGTTTTTCCTCCGCTTATATGCAAAATGCTTAGCCACCCATGCTTCGATTTGGGCGGGAGAGGGTTGGAACTTCACATTAATTCCTTGTCGTCGGGGCGGATACTTTCACGTATTCGCGCGTCTCGACCTCTACTTGCTTCCAGACCCAGACATCGCGATATTGGACGCCCCACTTCCTTGCCGTCCAGTGCGACTTCATGAGGACGTCCAAGTGCGTCCCCTGGACTTTCTGACCGCGGTCCCGAACGGTGTAAACGACGTCGTCAAGGCCGTCGATCGACAGCTGAAGCCCGAAGGGCACTGATTTGTCTGCCGCTACGATTCCCTTCTTGTAGTCGGCATATGTCGTGTCGGCCGTACGCCAACCCGTATCGCAGACAGAGCAGTTCGCGCAGTAAGCCGTAATCTTAACCTTACCCACAGAGACCCACTGCCATTCCAGCTTCTGCGACACCTTCACCTCGTAGACGATCGGAGCGCGATATGTAGGAAGCCGTGGAAGCTCTGCGTTTGACACGCTGAGCGGCCAGTAAAGAACAAGGACAAAAGTGAGCAATATGCTCCGCATGCCGCCTCCAGGCTGATTTAAATACTAGCGCGGATTTCTTTTGTAATCGATAGGCTGGCGGGGGGACTTCCCGGAATCAGATGCGCTGCCACGCGACGAGGTGTGGGGAATGGCTCTTAAGCTTTTGGCTCTCTTCTTGGCGGGTTCGTCCAGCATCTTTATACGTTCGTCCAACCTGACTTCAAAAATGTCCCTTCCCATCAGAAAAGCCCTGTCGAAGGCATCATTGATGAATTGCACGACTCGAAGGTGTTCAGGATCTATCTTGCTTCTTTCTAGCTGGACGTCGCCAAGGCTTCCCGTACTAACCAAAATCGTTCCATCTGGCGACATTTCACTAACCATCCCTTTTATTGCATCATACTCTTCGTGGCCTGCGTACACGCCTTTTATGGCAATAAGACTACCAACCGTCAAATTGTCGAGCTTATTCATGCGCCACTAGCTTACGGTGAAGGAAAACTTCTCGCTGATCCTCGTCTGCCCGTTTGGCAGCTGAACCATAACCTGATACCGATAGGTCCCAATAATAAACCGCGAAGTGTCCAGAAGGAACTGGACCGTGAAGGGGCTATCCTTATACGACCCAGAACGCAGACCAATGGCCGCAGGCTCCCAGTCCACTAGCAACTCGCAGTTCTCCGTCTCAACGCGAATGAAAGGCTGCAGTTGCGGAATAAGAGGCATGATCTGGTTGCAATTGAAGTCGTAGAGAGGTAGAGGAATCATCGCGACTTCGAGGATCCTCTTCTCCGGCTTCTTGAACTTGAGGTCCAACGGCTCCCATGTGAACCGGATCGTCTCAAGGCCGTCATCGACGTACCAACCGTCCGGCGACACCCAGAAGCGATTGGCCTGGCTCTGCAGGAGGTCCGGATTATCTAACGGATTCGAGCCGCCAGATCCTGGGCCCGGATCGTCTGCAATGAACCGCCAGACGTCGAAATAAATGTCCTGCGGATATGTCGGAGGAACCAGGAATTGATATCTATATTGACCTGTAAGGATCGTACCGGAAGGATCAGTAACGCGCTCAATGGGGTCCGGATAAAACGTTCCGGGATCGGAAACTACGACCCGTGCGTAGAGATTCTCGTCGCGCACGCAGGACTTGTAAATGTCAATGAAACGAATGGCCCAGGGGTCTGCTGGCACTCCGTTCCGGTAGAAGACCACGTCCAGGCAAACCAGCTGACCCTGTCTACCGGATACGCGCTTTAGGCATGCCACAGTGGATCTCCGCAAGGGACGTGGTATCTTTGCTAACGGTGCGGAGGCGGGATCTTGGGAATGGCAGGCATTGCTTGGTTAGACTTAGCAGATTCAGCTTCCCTAGCCTTCTCCTTATTTATCCTATCGATGTTCCACTTCCGCTCTTCAGCCGTCATGTACACCAATTCGAACTTCGAATAGTGACCGTGATGTTTAAGGAGGAACTCCTCTTCCATAAGGTGGTTCCATTGCCTATCGAGGTCCTCCGGACTCTGTTGGGCGAAAAAACGATTCGGTTATCGGCAGGTCCATCGTCATCTCTGTCTCGCAGCGCGGACAGGTGAGCGTCACCTGAAACTCGATGCCAGGTGAATTGACCCGGAGGTATTCCCGGATCGTCGCCGTATCCCTCGAGTGCATCTTCTCCACAAGGGCATCGATCTTGCTGCGGCTCTTGTCTCCCATCGCCTCGATAATCACGAGGGATAGGTTCTGCGAGACGGTGTCATCCAGGGAGATAGACTGCTCGGTCTCCTCGACGACACGAGGATCGGATTTCGGCCGCACGGGCTGTGGCCGTATGCGAGATGGCGTGCTTCTTCGCATGAGCATGGCGGTCACATCGCGGCCACGCAGGAGGCGGACCTTGACCCAGATGTCCTGGCCAGCAACTTCAGAGAGGTACGGAAGACTGACTTTGAAAGGCTCCGGACCGATCTCCGGATTCGGTCCGATCTTCGTTCTGACGAGATCGTTCAGGTCGTAATCATAGGGCGAGGCGATCCCACAGTCCGTATTGGAGCACTTCGCCATGAACTCATATGAGGGACCGTGCGTGATGCCGCGGAGGTAATACAACAAGAACATTCTGTCCCCGTTGAGCAGGTCGATCGGATCGAAGCCCTTGGCGCCCTCGGGGAATTTCACGCACTTGCGGAACAGCCAGTCCAGCGACTTGAAGCCATGGTGAAGCCGCGCATTGGCAAGGATCTTATCGGCATAGATACCCATCGCGCGGCACTGGACCTTACCGCCTGGGACGGCGTCCTTCCCCTCGGCGTCCTTGTAATATGCCCCCAAGCTAGGCAGGACGACGTCTTCCCACGGGATAATCTCGTCCGCCCCAGTTCCGAGGATGACGTCCAGAACTTGCCCGTCGCTCATGCCTGGCTTGAGCTTGGGCTTCAGGTCCGCAGAACTTTCCTTGATTTCATTGATAGGCACATCCTTCTCTTCTGTCATGGCATGGCTCCACAAAGGGGTATGGCCTATTTACTTATCGAGATGAAATCATAACTCAACGTCAACTCTACGATCTTGGCGTCGCTCTCCGTGTAGGTGAGGTCGCCAAGCGAGATTTGCTTTGGCCAACTATTCTCGAGGGTGATGGAATAGAGGACGTTGTTCTGGCCGTCGAGAAGCTGAAATTTGCTGCTCATCTTGTAGTCGCTAGCAACACCAATTCCGGATGCGGGAGTGAAGATCTTGGATTCCCAGCCATACAATTCCAGGACAAGACCTTCCGTATCGTAGAACGTCACCTTCACGTCTTCATAGCCGAGGAACTTCGCGAACTTATACTTGACGGCGGCGCCTTCAACCACTTCCTCATCAAACGAGATCCGTGGAAGCGTAATATCCCTGGCATAGCTAGCCGGAGATTCTGGATTAATCTGCAATGGGCCAAGTTTGGCGATGGTCCATTGGTGCTTGAGAAGCACCTTTTTGGGTGTCGCAACGCCAACTTCCGACGTATAGATGGTAAATCCTGGCATTTATGTGGGTATCGACTGAATGAGGGCCTTGTCGTAACTAACCGTTACAGTTACAACGCAGATATCTGACATGGTATAGTCCAAAGGATCCCATGTGATCTGGATTGGCCAGCAATTAAAAAGATGCGCCTCCCAAGTTGACTGCCCCTGGCCATCCAGCATCTCCAGTTTCCCATTGGACCGGAAGCTGATGTTAATCTGGGCAGCTGGAAGGTCTATGACCTTCTTGTACCAATTCAAAAGCTTCTCCGCCGCATCCGGATTTTCCGTCTCATAGAACGAGACATCGATAGGCTCCCACCTATTCTTTCCCGGAATGTGAATCTGGTCCTGGCCGTGATGGATGGTGATCTTGTCCGTTACCGGCCTAGGCCGGTCCGCCTTCTGGGCGTACACCAGGATCTCTTTCGTGGTGGGGTCTAGCGTGGTGAATCGCCACCTGTGCCGCCTACGGGTCTCCACAGTGGCCCTAGGCAGCCCTGCGTCCGTAGTGTCACCAATGTTGAAACCGGGCATTCGTGAAGACCCCAAATACACAGAGGACTCTGCTTGCG